TGTTGTCGTGATGGTTGATACATCCCCCGGCGCGGTAACGTCGGATATGTCGAATGAGACACGCGCAACAACGCGACGTGAAGCAGCATAGACGGCATCTTTATAAGTTTGCGTTGTCGTGTACATGCTTCACCACCTATTGCTCAATGACGTTAAATTTAACGCCCTTGTATCGTAGATTGCCGTTTATATAGTCCATAACTGGCGCGGTAACGTCGCCTTTGTAAAAGGTCGCTGTCCGCTCCGTGTTCGTCACTGGATTCGTATAAGTCACCGTGAAAAACAAAGCGGAAACGGCAGACATGATTTGCGATAATTGCGCCGGGGTTAGATAGTTCCACGAAAGATCAATTTTGTCTTTCGTAGCAATCCGCTCCATAATCATTTTGCCGTTAGCGTTCCGCTCCGCTTTTACAAGGTCTTGAATGCCGACAGACATTTCAGAAGGGGAAGGCATATCAACCCCATTTATTTTTAGTAGAGCCATCCTTACCCCTCCTTAAAATACTGAAATAACCGAACCGCCAAGGCGTTTGGTTTCGTTCGCGTTATGCGATTGTAAAGCCCGCGCAACCTCGCGCCCGTCGATGTTAATAACTGTGTCACCCTTGCCGCCGCTGCTTTGGCTTAACGTCATAGCCGTCATTACAGCCGTTCCGAGTGCCGAAGCGATCTTGTCGGTGAATGACGTGTTCTCAAGTGGAACGATCATTTCCGGCCCAGCTTCGCCCGCTACATAGTTACCCATGTTCGTTTTGCCGTTCACGACACCGCCCCGCGCTAGTTCCGGCATTTTTGGAAGACGCGCAACCTCTGGAATGTTGATTCCAAAACTTTCGCCGCCCAACCAATCCGGCATATCAATTTGAATCTTGTTGAGCGCTCGGATAACGCCGTTCACGCCGTCTATAATGCCATTAAACAGTCCCGTGTAAAGGTTCGCGATAGGTCGTATGACGTTGTTACGCATCCAGTTAAACGCGCCGCCGAAAGCTTCTTTAACACCATTCCAAGCACCTGAAACCCCGCTCTTAATGTCATTCCATAGCGTTTCGAAAAACGATGCGACAGGCTGAATAACATTCTTTTCAAACCATGACGCCGCAACCGCCCAAGACGCTTTAATCAATTCCCAAGCTTTAACCGCTGCCGCTTTGACTTCATCCCAATGTGTGATTAAGAGATAAACGCCCACGACAAGCAACGCTATAGCCGCGATAACAAGCGTGATAGGGGATGTGAGAATAGCCATAGCCACACCGAACGCCGAAGTGACTGCCGCGCCGATGCCCGCAGCAATGTTATAAGCTGCCGTTGCCGCCGTCATAGCCCACTGTGCAATAGTTCCGGCGATCATAGCAGCTTTGTTAATACCCATTGCGATAGTGGAAGCTGTCCACCGCGCCGCGTTCTTGACAAGCTCAACTGTTGCCGCCGCGATAGAGACAACCAAATCTTTAGCGTACATAGCCTTGAGCAATACAGTTTGAGCTAAGTTTTTAACCTTCGCCCCTGTAGCCGCCCAAATAGCCGCCGTTATTTTAGTGAACGCCACAACAAGACCGCCCGACGTTTGAATGAAGGACATTAATTCGATAACCTTCCAAGCGCCGAAGAAAAGTACAACGGCTGTTGTAACGTTGCTCACTGTCTTTTGGTTGTTGGTCATCCAGTTTCCTACAATGGTCAGCACCTTGCCGATACCTTCCAGCGTGGACACGATAACGCCACCTGTGAACGTAGCAATCGGTTTAAGGAAATTCTCCCATAGCCAACTCGCAAGCGGTTGGAACGACTTCAAGAGCGGGTTTAAAACGGTTAGAGCGCCCGCTATAGCGTCAAGGAATGCCGGGACCAATTGTTCTATAGTCCATTTGCCAAGCGGTACTAGCACGTTATCCCAAGCCCATTTAAGGCCATCGAATAAAGTTTTGGTCAATGGAGCAACGGCAGTTTTAATCCTGTTGAAGCTGTCCACAAGTGGTTGGAAGTTGATGCCCTTGAAGATGCCTTTAATCTTGCTTGCCATCTCCTGCACCTTTGCCGTCGCCGCTTCTAGTGAAGCGTCATAGCCGCCGAGATCCATTCCCGGCATACTCATTCCACCGCCGCCAATGTCGCCCGCTCCTGCGCCGGAATCATCTGCACCCGCGTCTGCTTTCGGGTCTTGAAGAATGTTCACCTCGTCGAATCCAGCAACGGAACCCGCCGCCTTTTTAGCAGCCTTGCCCGCCTTGTCAGCCGCTTTCGCTTGCTTGTTGTAAGCATCGCCTACGCCGCCGACTGCCGCCGCTTGGTTGTCAATTACAGCCGTTTGAGCGTTGCCCGCCGCTATGTTTGATTTCGGGAATAAGAACCGCACAAGTGCCGCGATCTTTAGGAATACCGTTTCTGCCGCCCGCGCCAGCTTTGTGAGAAGTGGCAACGCTATGTTCAGGATTGGCAGGAACGCTTGACCTAGAGCTAAACGCGCGTCACCTAGCGCCGCTACAAAGCCGCCTTTGAGCAATGCGGTATTATTGGCTACGGTTGTGCCGAAGTTCCTAGTCGTGGAATCTAGTATGTGTTGATACAGGATCGTTTTTTGCATCTTCGAACTTAACTCAGACCACGGTTCACCGTTCGCCAGCATCTTATAGGCGTTGGATTGCATGATAGCCGAAGCCCTAACGTTAACCCCTAACTCGTCCGCACCGTCTGCTTCACCATTCATTGCGCTTCGCATACGGTCAGATATTTCAATGTTGCTCAAGCCCGTTTTGCTTCGAATGATAGCCGCGGCTTTAACAAGAGCCGTCGTTTTGTTAAACAGGTCTTGTTCATCCTTGGCAATGTCTTTAAGCCGCAACGAATAGTTATTCGCCATCTCAGCAACTTGGAGTTTCGAGAAGCCCATCGTGTCGCCTACGGTCTGTTGCCAATCCATAAAATCCTTCATGCTACTTCCGAGTGTGCCGGATAACGTACCCATAAGGGCCTCAAACTTGATTGCGTCGTTCATTGCTGAATTGATACCAACCGCCGCACCAATAGCCGCTAGAGCTGTGTTAATGCCCGCAACCGCTCGACTAACGCCAGTTTTGAAGCTCTGTAAATCAGCTTGCGCCTTTTGCATTGACTTCCGCATAGAAGAAAAGTCAGCCCCGGCCCGGATCATTAACTGTCTTACAACTGCCATTATTCAACCTCCTTTCTACAAGATGCGCCGCACTTATTTTCGTGGCGGGATATAGTCAAGCACTTTTAACCCCAAGTCAATCCGATGCAAAAACCTGTGATGATTCGGGCATAGTACAGCAAGGTTTTTAGATGTGCCGTCCTTTGGTAGCTGGAAGCTAGTAGAACCTTTTGTCGCCCGTTCTTCGTCCTCTTGCTCTTGATGCGCTTGATAGTTGATATGATGAACGTCGCAAGGCGCCGCGTCCCAACCGCAACCCACCCATTCACAAGATGTGCCGTATGTCTTTCGTCCCGTCTCCACGTAGCTCATGATGTTTGCCCCTTTCTAGTAAACCGTACCGCCTAAAGCTTTGTGAATTTTAAGCATCTCATTAAACATTTGGTTTTCCGTCTGCGGCTCTTTGTCCCTGATTTCAACCGTTTTCTCTTTCATGCCGAAAGCTTTTTCGAATGTTTCCGGGAACTTCTTGTACAATGGCAATTTAGCCGTCATATAAGCAAGAAAACGAGCTTCTTTTATGTCCTCTTCTTTCGCTTTCCAAAACTCCTCAAGCTTCATATTGAGTTCGTTCGGGGTCATTTCGTCATATTCACTTAGCGTCAACCCAATGCGGAACGCTGCCCGCTTCGATTCCTGCCAGCAAAACGGCTTTACTTCGCCGCCCGACGTTGCGCCCTGTTCACCTTCGGGGCTTCCAGTACGTTTCCCTCCGTAACCATCGAACCCATAGCAATTTTGATTGCTTCCTGAAATTTGTCCATCAGATATTGATAAGACGGCGCGCAATCTAGGATATCTTCCATATCCTCAAGCGTTAGCGTCTCGCCGTTTGCTTTAGCGTCCTTCTCAAGGCCATAGAAAAAGATTTGCTCAAGTTCCTCGAAGTCCATTTCATCTTCCATTTCCTCAACGCTTTTACCCGTAGTGGCTGACATTCTTTTCAATGCCTTGTGTCCAAAACGTAGTTCGCGCTTTTTATCCAGTTCAATGATTACAACATCATTGTTATTTGCCATTGTCGTCCGTCCTCTCTAAACAAAAATAAAGGCTAGAACGTTATGTCCTAGCCTTCTGTCAATCAATTAAGTGGTTTTTACAACTGTGATATCGTAAACCTTTTGCGCCTTATTCACTTCATACGCAATGATAGTCAATTTCTTACCGACGTTCAGCGTCAAGGAAATTGCATTAGATGCAACCGCCGTTGTAAGGTCTTGAACATATACGCCGTCAGCATACAACTTGAGCGTATGCGCCGCCGCTGTAGCTGTTACCGTTACCGAAGTAGCAGAAACGCCACTGAATGTGTAGGCGCGGTTTCCTGCCGAGAATGCCGGGGAAAGTGTACCGCCCGCACCTGTGAGGGATAGAGCAGTAAGGCCACCGGACGCCGTGATACCCAGCGATGGAGCGCCGGACACTTTAATTGTGCATTCGAATGTAACCAAATCTTCAAGCTCTGCACTTGTTGAAAACCCAGTTACAACGCCGCTAAAAGTCCAAGAACCGCCAGCAGGATAATTGATTGTGTAGCTGTCAACGGTAGAAGTAGTCAAGGCCGTGTAAAGCGCCATTTGTCCGAGTGTGTCCGTTCCGTTAAAGTTACCCGAAACCGAAACCTCGCCGCCATCTTTGAACCCAGCAATGAACTCCCGGTAACCGCCAGTGCTGGATAAGTTGGTGGAATCGATTGTTTCTTGCGAAATATCCAATCCGGCAATAGATTTTAGTTCGGCAATGATATTGCCACCGATTTGGATTGTAGTCCCTAGCGATCTTTGAGCCACGGTAAAACCTCCCTAGTAATGTACTTTAAATTCGATAATGCACCTATAAAGCTTGGGCAAAGGCTCGTAAGTCTCCACTGGCTTTTCATAGGTCAACTCAGATATAAAAAGAGCGTCAGAGCCAATCGCCCGACGCTCGAATGATTTTAGCCGCTCAATGATTGCAGCGACGTTTGTTTTAAGGCTCGTATAGGTTGCCGTCATGACATTCAATTCACATTCCACTTCCCGCAATGCCAAGAAGCCGCCTAGCGCTTTTTCCTCAACTCCATAACCCGCTTCATACAAAATGTAAGGCGCCGTTATAGGTTCGTCGTCGTCCGAAGGAGCAACAACAGGGAAAACCTTGTCCTCGAATCCTGCCAATGAAGATAATTCTTCTTCCAATGCCTTTTGTAAACTCAACTGCAATCACCTCGCGTTCCATGCCTTATCAATTTCCTTTAAAGCAACCTCAATAACTGCGTTCTCCATTGCTTGCTTATTGGCGTCAATGGCTCTCTTGAGGTATCGTTTGCCGGGAACTTTACGCCCGTTACGATCCAAGAACCCGTATTCTTGAGATGCCGGATAGTAAGCCCGCTTGCCCGCCCTCGATATATCAACAAAAATGTCGTCCATCTTAGGAGCCATCTTAATGTCAAATACTCGCTTGCCTACTGTCTTTTGCTTCTCGACACGCATAATAATACCGTTTCGAAGTGCGAATGTTTTATGTGGTGCGTTAGCCTTTGCCGATTTGTACGCAATCTTAGCCCCTGCACGAGCTGCCTTTGTTACAACCTTCTTAGGCACTTCACCTATTCGCCTTACAGCGACTTCGAGCGCAAACATTCCTTTAATCTCGTTGAAGCTTCTAGCCATCGTCAGCCCCCCATAGGGTAACGGCTACATGTAAGTTCGATCTTCTCACCGTTGCGGGAATATGTCCGTATGACGTGGTAGACCGTGCCGTTATGGCTCAATTTCGGTTCGTTGTCGTATTCGCCCTTGTACATCTCTATAATGACTTCGGGCTTCATACCAACGGCGGCAGCCTGATAAAATTCCCGACTGCCTACCGATTTCACGTTACAAAAAACTTCACGCGGTGTGCCGTCGCCCGGAACCCTTTCGCCGTATTCGTTCTTCACCTTGGTAATAGGTATGAGTCCCGCAACGTCGCGCCAATTGCTCATTCCTCCACCACCTCAACCGTATACTCCTGTGAGAGTGTTAGGTGGCGTTTGATGGAGTCATAAAATTCTTGGAAGCGCGCCGCGTCGGCGTTGTCGTAACCGAAATTAGCTTTGCAGTAGACTGTTATGGCCCGTTTTATTAACGTGTCGGCATCGTCGTTAACTTTCGTTTCCAACGTTCCCGAAAGCCGCAAGTCATCCCGCGCCGCTGCTATTAGGTCGCCAACCTCGCCGTCAAATGCCGTTGTGGTTAGGCTGATGCGTAGCGCCTTTTTAACATCGTCCAGCATAGCCATGGCTTACACCAACAAATCTACGTGTACGATAGTGCCGTTTAACGCACTGTTAAGATCAACTGTATTGCTCTCAAGAGCCGTAGAAGATACCGCCACGGTTGGCGCTGTACCCTCTTTAACGTTATTGAGATAAGCAGCAATGACGCTGTTACGCGCCAATTTGAACGGCAAACCCATTTTTTCATTGA